AATCACCCTTTCACCGTTCATCAAGCCGTTGTGAACAGTAAAAGTCTTTTTGCCCCTGTAGGCGTGGCGGTGTGTTGTGGGTTGCGATGTACCGCCCCCTGTGTATGTGTCATTGACGGCGTGAATATGTTCAGTTTCATTGTCCGTCCAATGGTCAACCGTCATTTCAACTTTGTAATCAGTCACATTCCGCGATAAAATCAGTTGTGCGGCTTCAAGTGTCAATTTTTGTTCTACATTGATTTTTAACGGTGAAACGCTGATAACTGTGCCAAAATACGCCCCTGAAGGTTTGCTTGTTTCAATCGCTTGCATCGCCGCTTTTTTTGCGGCTTCAAGAATATCAGCCAATAAATTCACCCCCGCGCAATGTTAAATCCATCCAATGCTCATCTTTGTTCAAAGTGTGAACTGCTTTTTCAACTAACATATAGTTTTTTACGTTCATGTCACCCAATCCCAAATTGACCACGGGCATTGTTCCCGCCCGAACCCGAACATCACCGAACGCTTTTGTGATTTTCAGGTTGCGGGTTTTCACGTTGTACAGGGAAAGAAGGGCATCCGCTTTGGCTTCGCCGTTTTCGCCTTCCTGTAATGTGTCAAAAAGCTGTAAAACGCCCCATGCGTTGATATTTGCGCCGTCTTGCGCGATATAAATATCACGCCGCCCCGATTCGTCATTTTCCCTTGAAAGTTTGATGCGGTTATAGGTTGAATCATCAATGCTTGACTTATAATCAAAATTTTCCCCTGTTTCTTCGTCAATCAGGATTCCAACCTTCATTTTTTCCAATGCTTTCAAGGTCAGCTTCCCGAAATCGTCATACAGGATATACATATTTTTTCGATTCGTCAGTTCAAGGTCAAGCGCGTTGTAAATAATATCGAAAAGGGCGGCGTTATCTTCTACCCTTGACGGGATGACAAACCCCGTGTTTTCAATCGTTCCCAAATTCAAACGAAAATCAGACGCAATCATTCGGATTACGTCTGATGCCGTTTTATTCGTATAAACATAAGTGTCTTTGTTCTTCAGGTAACGCATTTGACAGTATGCGGTAACATCAATGATTTGCTTTTTGTCACGCCCCTTTTTGAACACAAAACCATAAAACGCATTTTGACCGTTGATTTTCAATCGAACTGCGTTCCCCTCGACAAAACCGCCGTTTTTAGCAATGACATCATCCTTGATAACGGAAAACTTCAGCTTTGACGGTGAACCGATGCGTTCAGTTGTCCATTGAACGCCATCTTGAACTAATGGCTGAAAAATGTTGTTTCCGTTTTGAATCAATAGTTCAAATTCCAACTGAACGCCCCCTTTCTATGAAGGCAACGTGAACACCTGATTTGGATAAATCGTATATTTGGGGTTTCCCGTGCCTTTGTTTTTTGCGTCAATAGTTGCCTGATTCAAGGAATATATTTCAGGGTATCGGTTGCCGTTATTCAAATATTTTTGTGCTATAGCCCAAAGTGAATCACCCTTTACAACGGTGTGGGTTCTCGCTTGTGGCGCGTTTTCAGCGGGTCTTTGCGGCTGAACCGTCACTTGTGGTTGTTGCGCTTGCTGAACCACGACCTGAACCGTTTTCGTGGCGTATGGCTTGTATTGCTTTAGCTTGATATTCACCGTCAAATCAAAGCCTTCTTTCGCATCCTCATTGACGGTGTAATCTTCCATTGCAACCTTGATGTTCGTGTTGAAAAGAACCTTTCCGTTCGGTGTAACCCTTGACACGATGAACTGAAAAGGCTTCAGTTGTCCGTTGCTGTCACGGTCAGTTTTCAGCTTTTCAAACCCATCAAGAAAGAACGCCGCATCCTGAAAACCGCCTTTATACTTCGCAAATGAATATTCAACTTGCGGAATCAAAATCGGAAAAGTTATTTCAGTAAGCCCCGCCTGTTTCAAAACATTTATTTCCCCTTCGTCAATCAGGGTCATGGTCTTGTTTTGATTCTTGATTTTCAACTGTATTTTAGAAGGGGCAACGGGCAAAAGTATTTTGTCAAGATAAACGTCATACATTTACGCATACACCCCTTCCGCAACAATTTCAAGCCGTTCCATCATGGTATCACCGATATATTCAGCGATGCCGTTCAGGTCAAGTTCGGAACTAACCTGATTATTAGTCACGCCCCCCATGTCAAAATTTATTTCCGCAACTGTGAACTTGTTGACTGCATCACGTTCAGCGATGTCACGCAAATATTTCAAATCTTCTTCGCCTGTGTTTTTCATCGCGGTTGTGTTCCCTGCGATGTTGGCAACATCATCAGCAATGCCGCCGATTTGTCCTTCACCGTCAAAATTGCTATAGACGAAATCAGAAGGGGTCATCAGGTCACTTTCATTGCTTCCTTCTTGTGCCGCCGCCCGTGCATCCGCGATTTCAGCAAGCCTTTCAGCCGTTGCCGCCCGTGCGTCATTCCGCATAGTGTCAAGCGCATCAGCGCGACCCGCAATAGCCGCATCAATTTCAGCCCTTGCGTTTTCAAGCCCTGCTTCCCGCGCCTGTCTTTCAGCTTCATTCTGTAATTGCGCCTGTGTACCAAATGAAACTTGTTCAATCAATCCGATGTTCACGCCGGGGATTCGGTTCAAGATTCCGATGAACCCGTTGATAATGTCGATTGCGCCGTTCACCATATTTTGAAGAATCATCAAAACATTGGCTTTCATGTCACCCATGAAATTTGCGATTGCAACACCCGCCGTCATCATTCCAAGTTTCATCTTATCCCAAAGGTCAAGAACCCAATAAACGCCTGTAAAGAATCCGATTTTCACCCAATCCCACGCTGTCAAAATTGCATTGACAACCACCATCCACGCAATACGCAAGCCGCCCATTTTTTGAACCCATGCCACAATCGCGGCAATGATTAAAGCAATCAGCCCTAAAATTAACCCTATGGGATTCGCCATCATCGCGGCGTTCATCGCCCATTGCGCTATTGTTTGCGCGATGGTAACGATTTTCCATATTGCAATCGCCGCCGCGATGCCGTATATAATCGGTGAAATCAATGACCAGTTATTAGCAAAGAACTGATAAACCGCGAACGCAACCTGAATAATATTTCCAATCAGATTGATGATGAATTGAATCGCGGGAACGAACGCCATCAGCATTTGTTCAATTTGGGGCATATTATCCTGAAGCATGGTGAACAGCATCATCAGCATTGGTAACAGTTGCGCCCCGATGTTTTCACGAATATCATTAAAGGCGTTCGTCATGGAAACTTGCATTCCCTGTGGGGTTTGCGCCATTTGTTCAGCAAGATTAGCCCATGACTGATTGATTACTGCGTCAATAACCAAGGCTTTTTCCATGTCAGTTCCATTTTCAATGATTTCCTTTTGCGCTTCCGACAATTCAAAGCCTTTTTTTCGTAAACCGTCATAAGTTCCATCAAGTGCTTTGCCTAATTGCGTTGCATAGTCAACCATTTGACTGAAACTAACTTCCGCGCCCCCGCTCATACCCGCCGCATAATTAGCAAGCGTTCCCATCATGGATTGTAAGGCTTCCGCATCCTTGATGTACGTTGCAAGTTCAGCCGCGCCGCCAATCATGGATTCATCGCCATACATGGTTCTTCCCTGAATTGCGGCGGCTTCCTGTTTCAAAGCAAGAAAATCAGCTTCAGATGAACCCTGATTCGCCAACACATTTGCAAGCTGTTGTTCGGCTTGAATCTGCTGATTCGTCAAGTCAAGGCTTCCTTGAATCCATTTCATACCCGCCCGAACGGTAAAAACCCCCGCCATTGCGCCTAAAACGCCCTTCAAGGAATTGGCGATATTTTCCCCGTTCCGCATTTCATTGTTGAAGTTCTGCTGTTCGCGTACACTATCCCGTATATGTCCATCAGTTGAATTCACCGTGGAATTCAATCTGTCATATTCACCGTTAGCGGATGAAGCGGCATCGGTCATTGCATTTTGAACTTGAACTGCATCATCTAAATGCTGAACTAACTGCTGAACTTCATCATTAGTATTCTGAACACCCGCCGTTTGCATATTGGATGCGTCTGAAGCATTCTGAAAGGCTGATGCGCTTAAACGTAAATTCCCGATAACATTATGTAGCGTTGCTGAAATATTATCAGCCATATTTATTGATGCTTGAATTGATGACATACCTTTTCACCGCCCTTTTCGTTTGATTTTTCTTCGTTGCTTTTCCATTTTCAGCATTTGGAAATACACTTCAGAAACTTTGTACTTCATGCTTTGAATAGCCTTTTGTAATTGCTTATCTGTCAGCGGCATGTGTTTGTCAACTAAAAAGTACAGCATTGGGTCACGAAAAAGTACAGCACCCCTCCGCACCGAAATATGACGGATTATTGATTAGTGTTCTCGTATATTAATAAGAATTTAGCATATACCCGCAGTAGTAGTAGCCTTGATTGTGGTAAGGGTGGAAAAGTCTCTCGCCCCTTTTCCACGCTTTCCACAATAACTATCGTATCATCATTGATGTAGCTGATGACCGAATGATGGGATTCAATGTGGCCAAACGCTGTACTTTAGATGACCAAGTGCTGTATTTTTGGTGACCATCTGCTGTATTTTGCGTGACCATTCGCTGTGTTTGCCTGAACATTGCGATTGGTTGTTCAGAACGGTAGATCATCCGAAGTCGGGTTCTCATAAGCACCGCTGGCGGTGCTACCATCCGTACAGTAAAGGTCTGGATTGCCGAGTATTTCATCAAAGGTTCTGCTCGCCTTTATATAATCCAACGGCCAGCCGTTTCCCATGCTAATGTACCATGGGTTATCATAGACACTGCGACCCGTTTTGATCCATTCGCGGAGTTCTTTACGCTCATCGGGCGTCAAATCGCCGATGGTCTGCTCGTATTCCCTCAACTCTTTCCGCAATATGTCCCTACGTTCTTTATCAAGTGCGTTGTTGTTTCTTTTCACTGTGCAACACCGCCTCTCCGCTGGCGTTGCATGGATTCTTCCAATCGGTGGTCGGGACCGCTGAAAACAACGACGTGACTATGGTGTATCAGGCGGCTGATCATAGCGGCAGTGCGTTTATCATGGCCGAACACTGTGTTCCACTGAGCAAACTCAAGATTTGAGGTAAAAATCAGGCTCTTCTGCTCATAGCATTCTTCTGACACGACCTGGAAGAGTAGTTCGCTGGCTTCCTTGTGGAGCGTAATGAACCCAATCTCGTCCAAGACTAGAAGCTCAACTTTTCTCAGCGACGCCAAGAAGCTGTTAAGCGCCCCGCGCTGCTGCTTTTCCAATAGGATGTTGGCAAGCCCTGTCGTAGTGTAGAACCGCACATGGCGCCCCTGTCGGCAGAGGTTCAGTGCAATGGCGGTCGCAAGGTGCGTTTTGCCCGTTCCCACAGCGCCCATCAGCACCAAGTTTTCTTTTGCCTTAACGAACGAGGCAGCTTCGATTTCTTCACGTGTAATAGTTACGGGGATATCTATTGTTTGCTTCCAAACGAAATTGTCCAGCGTTTTTATCACACGGAACCCGGCTTGTTTCACCATTCGGGCCATACGGTTCGCTTCGCGCTCCCGCACCTCGATGTCCAGCAAGTCCCCCATATATTGCTCGCTGTTGCTGTAGGTTACGCTGCGCCACTCCTTTGCCATGCCTCCGAGTTTCAACGAACGCATCGTCTGCTCTATACTTCCCATGCTCTCAGACTTAGTGCAGCTCATTGCTGTACACCCCCTGTCAGGCTGTCATAGGCAGACAGGTCGGGATGGTAGTTCAACAAGGGAGGGTCGGCGTCCAGTTTCAGCGGCTGCGGATAATCTTCCGGTTTCGATATCAGAAGATAGCATTGTCGGATGCTGTCGTTGTCAGGCTGGCCGTAACCGCAGGCCAGTTCCAGGGCCTCGTCGCACAACGACTCGTTACCGTCATTGACTATTTCGGAAAGCAGCAGGAGCGCACTTTTCCGCTCCTTGCCCGTAACGCTTTTCAGGTACTCCTGCCACAGTTTCGGCATCTGATTGAAAAACCGTGTATGTTCGACAGCGCCGGGCTTCTTGACAAGTGATGGGAGATAGTCTTTCCAGTCGATATCCTCGCCGTTCTTCTCATAGTTGCGCCGGAATGTCTTTAACAGGCAGTGGTCATAAAACACCTCGATTTTGTCAAAGTAGATTTTAACCTGTACTATTTTGTCTGCCAGTTCCGGGGATAGCCCATATTTGGCGGTGTCCAGCTTGATGTAGCCGAACTTGCTCACTTTCAGTGAGCCGTAGCTGAAAACCTCGTATTCATGCTCCGGGAGGGCAAGCAGATGCTGCTTCTCATCCGCCCAAAGCTCGCTGATCAGATCGCTGTGTATATAGTGTTCACGGCCATGATCTTCATCGCAGAGCCGGAGCAATTCAGTGTTGAAAGAGTCGAAATCGTTGATAACAGGCACCGGGACCAGCATATTACGGCGCGTATAACCCACCTTGTTTTCGACATTGCCTTTCTCGTTCCCCTTGTCCGGGGTACAGAAATCGGCTTTAAAGCGGTGGTGGAGCATGAACCGGTAGAACCCGTCTGTTATGACGCGCTCCGTCCCCTTGAGGACCTGTGCAACGGCTGTTGACATATTGTCGCAACGGCAACGTACCGGTACGCCGCCTATGTGGCGGAATATCCTCTGCAACCCTGTCAGCAGGCATTCCTGATTCTCAGACGGGAATACCTGCATCCAGCCGCTGTTTGAGTGCGGGAACGATACTATCAATGCGTGACCTTCACAGCCCCTGTCAAGTGCGTCATAATACTTGAATTTTCCAAAGTCCACTTGGGCGACGCCGGGAGGATGGTCCAGCGGCAGAAAGCTCTCCTTCCACTTTTGCATCTCGTCCCGCTTGCGCGTGACATACCGTTTCACTGTGGCGTAGCTACCCGTGTATCCTTCTTCATTCTGCAGCCGATTGTATACCCGCGTAATCGTATGCCGTTGCTTCCGCGGCTCGCGTTCGTCCTGTTCCAGCCATTCGTTTATTGTGGGGATATATTCCCCGAGGACAGGGTAATCCTCCGGCAGCATCTTCGGTTCCACCGGTGGGCTCCAGTTGTCACGGTACGCGTATTTCTGTACCGTCCGAAAGTCCTTGTGGGTTCGCCTCGCGATTTCCCTTAAAGACAGCCCTTCATTTTCGTAGAGATCCTTGATATACTCGATTTGGGTCATTCTCAGCACCTTCCTTTTCTGCCTCCTTAGAGTGATTTTGGGTTAACCACTGAAAGGATAGCATATTTTTGGTTCGGTGCTGAGATGCCCGGTTCTAGCTTAGGCCTAGTGCTGTATTTTTCGTGACCATTTGATGTATTTTCATTTTAACAGAAACACTTTACTATGTTTATCGTCAAAAATGGGAAAATGTTTATGTTAAGGGGGAGAAATAAATGCTAAGTGACGTATTGATAAGCTATTTGTTCCTACAAAATATAGTATCACAAAAGTGTGAATATTTCTAACAAAACATTCAAGCCCCAAAGCGAGAACAGGAGTTATGACGGAATTGTCCTCCCCAAATATAACATACGCCGTACCCGCTAACACTTACCAACGCAGAAAAAAACGGTACGGCGCATAATCAGTATAGCACGAATAGCACCAATATCCAATCTGTTTCTGCGAAAGCACAACTGGAGGAAAGCGCAAGTTTGAACCATCCTCCCAACTTATTAACGTAGAATCATTGCTCCCAACTTTGGGGCAGCTTAACTCATGGAATAATATCCCGCAGTAAACCGCCATAAAAAACAAAAATGTTTTAATACGTCGCCCCAACTTTGGGGAGTCCTCAATTTTGAGTTGTCCTCGCTGCGCCCAACTTTGGGCTCAACTTTGAGGACAATCCAACTTTGGATTCTCAACCGCCATCAATCTGTCGGCTTCGCCTTGCTGCTCAATCAACCAAGCCGCGAAATCGTTCAACCGCGCTTCACTCCGCTTGACATCGGCTTTGCGCCGCACCGCTTCCTTGCGGAAATCATCAAACGCCGCCTTGAACGCCGCCGTCCTTTCGGGATTGGCGGCTTTTCCTTTTCTCAGCTTCCGCAGTCGGTTGTACCAATAATAGTAAGCCGCTTCGTCAAGCTGTTCGAGCCTGTCGCCCTTCGCCCGCTCGTCAAACTCGCGCTTGGCTTCAACCGCCTGCACCTTCCGGCACTCGTCTGAACACAACTCATAGTGGCGGCTCCGGGCGAGGAAGTCCTTGCCGCAGACCTTACAGCCTTGAAACACATAGCCCCATTCATTGACCTTGTTCAGATAATAAAAGATTACTGGCAGAAAAGAGGAAACCGCAACCACCGTTTCAAACGGGCGCTTCGCCACGGGATACCACAACTCAACGCCCGATTCGCCGTCGCGCATGGCGACGGACAGCGCGGCGGTAGCTTCTTCACGCCAAGGTTTGTAATCGGCGTAAACAGAAAACGGCTTGTACAGCATGGAGAGCCTGTCCGTCAGCATATCCGCGCCGTGATTCATGCTGAAGCAGTTAAGGTAATCCTCCCATGTGCGAATGGCGACGAATATCGCGGACGGCTCGCCGCTATTATATCTCCCCCGCAGGTAATCCGATACCGGCGCTGCCATCTTCCGCCGCGCCGCTTGTCGCGGAACAGCCTTGCCGTAACTCTCGCGCAGGGTCATCCCATGTTTGTACCATTCGCCTGTTCCATCAGCTTCAAACGATAACAGCAAACTCCCGAGCGGGCGAACCTCGTCATAGAAGACCTCGCCGCCGCCGTTCTCCAAACGCATACGGGCTTCGTCGCTCCTGCCGATGACGACGCGCTCTGTCATGCGTTTTTTGTCGAGCGTCAGCGCGAACGCCACACGCCCGAAACCGCGCTCCCTGCTTGTGAAATCGTAATCCATCGAAAGCCCCTCCGCGAAAATGAACAGGAATAATATTTATATCACTATCATGTTACTTGTAGTATAGCCGTTTTCTCTTGATTAGTCAACGCAAATGGCGATATTCTTTGTGTGCGGGACAAACGAACCGCAACCGTCGCATATCACGGTAATGGTATGTATCGCCCGGGCATTATCCCAGTACAATATTTATCCAAGTAAAATGATGGGAGTCGGCGTGACACCGCTGTTTCCATGCAACCTACTCGGATAACTTTTCCTTAT